GGGTGATATCGACATCGCCGCTACAAAACAAATCGATTACGCGGGTGATGTTTTAATTAAATCATCGGCAGGTGCAGTAGCATCTTTCAAGGTCGATAACGCTATAAAACTCGACCCAAGTTACGCATCGTCTTCGCATAACGTTTTATCGATAAATACAACGACCGGTGAGATTTACGATTCTGGAGGGCAAGGTGGTTCTTCATTTAATAATATACGTGAAGAAGGTGCAAATGTATCAATTGGTCCAACTGCATCTACAAACCTTACAGTAAATACATTTGGTTCGAATGTACTCTCAGTATCGGGAAATGTGTCAGCCGATAATATTACCATCGGGAGTTTACATGTCTCTGCATCACCATTTAATTTTGATGATGTTGTAAGTGCATCTGCAGGCGCAAACGTAACTTCAAATGTAATCACAATTGGGGGTCTTGTCACTTCAGGAAATGTCGAGGCAGGAAATGTCGAGGCAGGAAATGTAATTGTTACAGGAAACACGACTTCCCAGAACATAAAATTAACAAATACGGATATATCCGCAGCTATTTCTTCCGGAACAATAACAATAGATGCCAGAGAAAAATCATATGGTACAGCACCTTTAGTTACGTCTACAACTGATGTTTCGAATCTTGTATTTTCGAATCTCATATCAGGGTCTCAAATTGTAGTTCCAATTCTCGCGAGTGGTGGTAATATAAAAATTTCAAAAGAATTGACAAATGTAAATTTTTATGCCATGACCACTGATGTTTCTGTCTCCCAAGACAAACATGCACTCATGACATTATCAAATGTATCTGGAAATATTTATATGAATGCATTAGCATTTGCCTAGGTTAAAAAATAAAACCTGTGTATAATATAATAAAATATGTCTGGAGGTATTGCCCAACTCGTTGCCGTCGGTGCACAAGATGCCCATCTCGTCGGCCAACCTGAAGTTTCTTTTTTCAGGTCCAACTATAAACGTCACACAAATTTCGCCCAAACTGTTGAAAGACAGGTTATCCAGGGCAACCCAGCCAGAGCTGGTATGTCGACTGTCAGATTTGAACGTAAAGGTGACATGATCGGATACGTATACATTTCCAATAGAGCTGGTGACGCCACTAACTGGTCTCAACAAGTATCCAAAGTTGAACTCTTGATCGGTGGTCAAGTCATCGACGAACAAGAATATGCATTCTCCACTCTTCTTGCGCCAACCATTTTGAACCAAACGTATTCGAGAACTACATACAGTGGTGAAACTTTCTACCCACTTAGATTTTCATTTTGTGAAAACGCTCAATCCGCTATCCCATTGATCGCTCTTCAATACCACGACGTGGAATTGAGAATTACATGGGCCGATCATGCAAATTTGAAGGGTGACCTTGAAGTGTATGCTCAATTCATCCACCTTGACACGGATGAACGCACGGTCTTATCCAGTCAACCACAAAACATGCTTGTTACACAAACGCAAAAAGCTATCGCATCTGCTTCTAAAATCCAAGAATTGAACTTCAACCATCCAATTAAATGTTTGGTTGCCGAGGAAACTAGAGATGCGGCTACAAAACTCAAACTTCAAATAAATGGTACGGATGTTGCTGATTACAAAACAATTATCCCACACTTTACGTCTGCCCCAATCTATTACCATACATCAGCCGGTAACTGTACTGCCGATAACGTAACATTGGTTCCATTCTGTCTCGACACGTCGAAGCTTCAGCCAACAGGTTCGCTCAACTTCAGTAGACTTGATTCTGCAAGAATTGTTTCTGACAAAGATGACTTTGCTAAAGACGTCTACGCTGTTAACTACAACATCCTCCGTATTGAAAATGGTATGGGTGGTTTGATGTATTCCAATTAATTTAATTTTAGCCGCTTAATATAAATGATTTGGCAATTAATATTTCTCATAGGATTCGTATTTGTTTTAACGTATGATCCATCATCAGGTGGTTTGGATCACTTAGTCGGTAAAAAACCCGAAAAACCTCCACAAAACGCAGAGTGTAAAGAAGGTCATTACCAAGAAATTCAATTTGCAAAAATGGGGTACCCATGTTCCAAGGAAAAGAAAACACATATGGGTGCGATTATAGGAACTTAAAAAATTGACTCGTATTTTTATATATAAAATGTTTGCATTCGATCGCGATACAGCGACTATAGTTGCCGTGCTCATGTGTATTGTAGCCACAGTATACATGTACAGAGAACTTAACAAAACGAAATCAGAAATGGATAACGTCAAGGGATTCTATGGAAATCTCATGACTCATTTATCCAGACCACCGCAACCAAAAACTGTATCTGAAATTGAGACCAAAAAAGAGGATGTTTTAGACACCCAAGTTGAAGAAATCGAAGAAGATTCTTCAGAATAATCATCTTATTCAATTATAACTTGCTTATTAGCAATGATAAAATATAAGGCAATCGCAATTCCCGTCACCTTTATAGGTGATAAACCACGGTTTCTAACTGTCAGGGATAGAAGATTCAAGGATTGGATTTTCGTTACCGGGGGGTGTAGAAGAAGAGAAATACCAAATCCATTAAGATGTGCTTTGAGAGAATTAGAAGAGGAAACAAGGGGAGTTATTTCTCTAAAAAAAGGTGAATATACAAATTACAAGTTTACAGTAAAAGAAAGCCCAGGTGTTGATTTAGAATACAATGTTTTTGTGTTCTTCGTTGATTATAGTATCCAACAACAGGCAGATCTTATAAAAAAGTTTAATGATGAAAAACAGAAAATGAATCTCCGTAAGATTCAAAAACAACCAATTAAACGTACACACGACGAGAATGATTTTATGAATTTTGAAACTCTCGCCGAATTTAGTACAAAAAAGCAATGGGACCGTATAGTTAAAAATGTACTCAATAATCCAGAATTTTATGCGTGTGTAACTTCTCTCGATAGAAAAACCTTCTCTATTAAATAATGAAGTCGAAGAACTATATTTTATCTCAAATACGCGAACTTCTCATTGAAAGACACGCATATACTCCAGAACGCGCAGACAGGTACGTAGAATTACATAAGGAAGATAAAGTGTATGAACTCCTTGTTTTAAAAAAGAATTTATCAGAAGAAGAAAATTACCCAGAAATTTCATATAGACGTTCTATTTGGCATCATGAATATGAAGACGAATGAATATATATAAAAAAATAAAACTAATATTTGGTAAGTATGTTTAAACGTTGGTGTAAAGACCAAGGTTTTGCAAATAACTCCGATCTATCACATGTGCTCATGGACGGTGGCGTTCTTTCCGTGCCTTTTGATAGATTGAATGATTTTTATGAAAAATGTGTAGAAGCCTATACTTTAGGTGAAAAGATTTTCGTTGTAGAACAGAAAACGGAAAATTATAACTTTTTCATGGATTTAGATTATAAAGATGATGATGAATTATCATTTGAACAGATTAAAAGTATATGCAAAGTCATATGTGATAAAGTCTCGAAATTTGGTGGTAAAGATGCATTAATATCCGTCGCCGAGCCTAAACCTATTGATAACCTTGTAAAAACGGGTATTCATATTAACTGGTCGGGTTTTGTTGTAAATAGATCATCTGCATTGGCTCTCAGGGAACATGTTATAAAAACATTAAATTTGGCGTATGGGTCACGCGATTGGAAAGACATTGTAGATATATCAGTTTATGGTAATTCTTCACGTAACACGAAAGGTAGTGGATTTCGTATGCCTTGGTCACATAAAAAGGGAAAACACGAAGCATGCGCCGGTCAGGGATGTGAGTTATGCAATAACACAGGTAAAGAAACACAAGGAGAATATCTACCAGTGTTCGTATACAAACATGGTCCTCTTTCTATGTTAGAAAAGACAGAGCAGAAACCTTCTGTAGACATGTTACACATGGCAACTTTACGTACAGAAAGTACAAATCCTAATATAATTGAAGGAATTTCAAAAAATATACGCGAAGAAGGTAATTTTACAAATATACAAACAAAAAATGAATTCAAGAACCAAGAAGCTCTCTTACTTGTTGAAGCATTTGTTCGTAAAAATATAGAAGGACAGAGTTCAGCGTCAATAACTAAAATGTTTAATTATAAAAACCAATTTCTCGTCTCAACAAACTCAAAATATTGCGAAAATAAAAAATGTAATCATAATTCTAACCACGTTTGGTTTCATATAGTAGGAGATACTATATCCCAAAAGTGTTTTTCAACGACTAACGTATTAAGACAGTATGGATTTTGCAAAGATTTTTCAGGTAGGCGTCATCAGCTTACTAAAAAAATAACGGATATCATTTATGAAGATGGTAAAGTTGAAAAATATGTACCCAAAAAGATTACAACTACTATAGAACCAGAACAGAATTTACTTGAGAAGTTTATAAAAAAATACATTATAAAAAATGAAACATTCTCAATAGAAACACTCAAACGAAACGGTGTTAAAAAATATACAGTAACGACTAAAGAAGTATGCAGTACATGTAAAGAAACTATCCATTTCAACATATTAAAAAAGCAGATACAACAGGTATGTAAATGTAAATGTCGTGCACATAATCTCACAGATAAAATTGTGAGTACTTTATAAAATGTTAGCTGTAGTCTTAATTATAATTGTTGTCTATTTGACATCTTCTTTAATGAAAAAAGATACAGGAACTAAACATATATCAGAACTTATACGTCAGACACTGCCTTATTCAGGTTTAAATAAAATTTTATACAAGGAATTTTTAGCCAATATGAATATGGCTATAGAATACAAATCTGAAATTGTTATTTCAGAAAAATTGTTAAATCGCGCACTTGAAAATTTACGTGAAATTGCATTATATACAGTTTCTACAGATACAAACGTTATAGAAGAAATAGATGAATTAGCTAATAAAATAGAATCCGAATTCGGCCTTGTTTTAATAAATGAAACACTTAATGCAAAGTAATGTATTTAAAAGAATAAAACTAAGACCATTTATACTATGACAAAAGCAATTGTTGCAACGCGTACACGTTCTGGTAGAATTTCAAAAGTCCCAGACCGTTTAGATCCGTTAGAAGATTTACCCGAAGATGATTACTCAGACGATGATTACGAAACAGAATCTGATCCAGGTAGCGATGATGATATAGATTTACTCCAGACAGATGATGAAGATGATTTCGAAGATGATGATGAAGACATGGATGAAAATGGAAATTTAAAAGGGTTTGTCGTTTCTGATAACGAAGATGAGGAATAATAAGCTTAAAAAAATAGGTTTACATCTTATAAATGGAAGCCGAAGTTGGAACTCCAATTGAATATAATCCAAACGATTTCATAAATAAAGAAATGGAAGAAGAACAAAAAGAACCAGAACCGGAAAACAATGAACAGTATTATTTTCCGCCTCCACAACAATATTACGAACCGCCACCACATCATCAAAAAGATGATATCTTTTCAAATCTTGATAAAACGGCATACGTAATAATTTTTGTATCATTTATTCTAGGGTTTTTTATGGGAAAAACCATGCAACCGGTCATTCTTAGACCTGGATAGGTTTACCACGTATCCATAAATGCTCTGATGATGTTTGTTGCCCTTTAAAATCACCTATAGGACCATATGTAGGTTCTGTAAAATACGCTCTACTCACAATAAGTGGGTCCTTTAATATATCTTGTGCTACATCAGAAGCATTTACATTTTCGGTATCCGATTTACTTTTGCGAATATTATACAATCGTAAAAATAAACCAGACATAACTAAAACAATAAGAATGGTGATTATGTTCAATATAATACTCAACATACTTACATTTATAT